TACAAGTAAACAAGGCTGGCGACTTCCGAGTTGCTTTTGAATCTGCAAATACGATTACTGAGCGACTAAGCTTTGCTTTCTTACTTAACTCTAGCATTCAACGTAAAGCTGAACGAGTAACGGCTGAGGAAGTACGTTACATGGCTCAAGAACTAGAGACTGCATTAGGTGGTGTATACTCCATCCTGTCTCAAGAGTTCCAAATGCCTTTAGTTAAATTGATTATCGGTAGATTAGAAGCACAAGGTAAGATGCCTAAGCTTCCTAAAGATACTGTTAAACCTACTATTATTACAGGTATTGAAGCTCTTGGTCGTGGTCAGGATCTGAACAAGCTTGGACAGCTACTTCAGTATATCCAACCATTAGGCCCACAAGTGATTGCTAGTGAACTAAACGTCAGTGATTACATTGATCGTGTTGGTGCATCATTAGGTATTGATACTCGTGGATTGATCAAGTCCGAAGAACAGAAAGCAATGGAAGCACAACAAGCTCAGATGGCCCAGCAACAGATGATGGGTCAACAAGCTATGGCTGAAATGGCTACTAGAGCTGCCCCTGAGATGGCGAAAGCCGCAGCAGCTCAACAAGAGTAATTAAAAAATGGCAGAAACTTTAAACACACATCAGGAACCCACTCCTTCTGAAGAGCAGCAGCAACATGAAGAAGCTATGTTAGCTAAAGCTGATCAGTTGGAGCAGGGTGCTAACGGTGATCGTCCTGAATGGTTACCAGAAAAATTTAAATCCGCAGAGGATATGGCCAAAGCCTACTCAGAATTAGAAAAGAAAATGAGTGGTGGTAAGCCAGAACCCGAAACGGAAGAAACTCTAGAAGAAACTCCAGAAGAAACACCAGACCCCCAGAACACAGAAGCAGCTGAGGTTGCAAAAGTTTTGGATAAGGCTGGCGTTGATTTTGACACACTACAAGCCGAGTACGCTGCTAATGGTGGCATTGGTGAGGAGTCCTATAAACAGCTTGAAGAAGCAGGATTCCCCCAGCAATTAGTAGATTCTTGGATTGCAGGCCAGCAAGCTCTGGCAAATGACATAAATGACCAAGTGTTCTCAAGTGTTGGTGGCGAAGAGCAATACTACCAGATGGTAGAGTGGGCAGGCGAAAGCTTACCACCTGCTGAGGTAGATGCTTTTAACAAAGCCATAGACTCAGGAGATATGAGCATGGTGAACATGGCAGTAAATGGATTGGCAGCAAGGTATCGCTCTGAAGTTGGAACCGAGCCTCAACTTATTCAAGGTGAGACTACAGGAAACTCAGGCGGTTCGTTTAATAGTGCTGCGGAACTGACAGCAGCAATGCGTGATCCAAGATACCAAAACGATCCTGCCTACCGACAGAGCGTAGCACAGAAATTGTCACGCTCTAACGTGTTCTAAAGTTTTATGTCTTTTTTAGGCCCCCTTCGGGGGGTCTTTTTTATATACGAAGCAAATACTATTACAGAATGATTACCTTTGGCCTCTGCGGAGACAACCCAAGCGAAAAGGATGTGATGTTTAAGCTGAGTAGAACAACCCAAACTCAAATTAAATATTACTAAAAGGTAAATTAAAATGGCATTTCCACAAAACCAAACTGTATCCCGTCTGGGTCAGGTTAATGGCGCAGGTGATGATCGTGCGTTATTCTTAAAATTATATGCTGGTGAAGTTCTTACTGCTTTTGAAGAGAAGAATATCTTCATGGGCCTACACCGCACCCGTACTATTGCTAGCGGTAAGTCTGCCCAGTTCCCACTGACAGGCGTTGCTTCTGCAAAATATCACACTCCAGGTGAACTTATCGAATCTGATAAGATCAACCATGGTGAGCGTACTGTTACTGTTGATGACTTGCTAATCTCTAGCCAGTTCATTGCTTCTATTGACGAAGCTATCAACCACTACGATGTACGTTCTATCTACTCCAAAGAAGCTGGTAACGCATTGGCTAACACTGCCGATAAGAATATCTCTCGCGTTATCGCTAAAGCTGCTTTGATCAATGACGCTTCTGAAGCTGCTGCTGCTTTTGGCGCTTCTTTCGCTGACGAAGTTTACACCAGCAACGTAACCATTGGCTCTGTAGCCTCTGATGCTACTGTTGGTGCTGAAATCGTTCGTGCTATCTACGCTGCACTGGAAGAGTTTGACAGCAAAGACGTAACTGGCGACAAGGTGTGTGTACTACCACCTGCTCAATACTACTCTTTGTTAAACGCTACTGACGTTACTTCTGCCACTTGGTTGAATAAAGACGTTGGCGGTGCTGGCTCTGTATCTGGCGGTGTTGTTCCTCAAGTTGGTGGTGTTAGCGTCTTTATGTCTAACAACATTCCAGGAACTGACGAAAGCTCTACTGGTGCAACTCCTGCTCCTCTAACTTCTTCTCGCTCTGGCGCTTACACTGGCGACTTCTCTGGCGTGAAAGGTTTGATCTTCTCTCAAGATGCTGCTGCAACTGTTAAGTTGCTAGATCTTGGTGTTGAGTCTGAGTACCAGATTGATCGTCAAGGCACTATCATGGTTGCTAAGTACGCAATGGGCCACAACGTCCTGCGTCCTGCTTGTGCAATCGCTTTGGTTTCAGCCTAAGCTTAAATTTAAGGGTTACCTTCGGGTAGCCCTTTTTTTGTTTTGGAGGAAGTATGGCAAGTCCAAGAAAAGGCAAAGCTAAACTTAAAATCACAGCGAGTGGTAAACGTGTAAGTTATGGACAAGCAGGGAAGTCAAAAGATGGTGGCCCTCGTGTACGTCCAGGAACTAGTAAGGGCGACAGTTACTGCGCTCGTTCTGCTGCACAGCTAAAGATCCACAAGAAAGCAGCCTCAAACCCTAACTCTCCCTTACGACTTTCTCGTAAGAGGTGGAAATGTTCTGGGTCTAAATCAAGACGTTAATAGGAACTATTATGACACCCACTACCAAGTTAGAGGCAATTAATATCATGTTATCGACTATCGGGGAAAGCCCTGTAAATAGCCTACAATCTGGCTTGGTCGATGCAGAACTAGCTGAGACAATCTTAGAAAACATAAGTAAGTCGGTACAAGCAGAAGGATGGAATTTTAATCGTGAACAGCGATTAGAGGTTTCCCCTACTGTTGCTGGTGAGATTGTTGTCCCACTAAACACATTACGAGCTGACGCTTCACTGGTCACAAATAGTAAGGACTTAGTTCAGCGTGGCTCACGAATGTATGACAAACAAAAACATACATACAACATAGGTGAAGCAGTAAAGCTTGATTTGATAATCGAACTAGACTTCACAGAATTACCAGAAGTAGCAAGGCGCTATATAGCTATAAAATCTGCACGAGTATTCCAAGATCGTGTAGTAGGCTCAGACGCTTTACATAGCTTTACTATGCAAGACGAAGCTTCTGCTTATTTTCAATTAAAAGATTTTGAACTTGATACTGAAGATTATAACATCATGGATAATTATGACGTTTATCGGGTTCTTGATCGTACAGGATACGCGAGGTCTGTATAATGTCTTTAATCAGTCACTCTGTTCCTAACCTTATTAATGGTGTATCACAACAACCGCCTTCACTACGCTTAGAGACACAAGCAGAATTACAAGAGAATGCAATGTCTTCCGTTGTGAAAGGTTTAACTAAGCGTCCTAGCTCTGAGTACATTGCTGACTTAGGCTCTATTGCAAACATAGATAACGCTTTCATACACGATATTCGTAGGGATGAGAATGAATACTATACTCTGATAATCACTACATCAGATATTAAAGTTATAGATAAAGACGGTACTGAGCGTACTGTTTCAAATAACCAAGCTAGTTACTTAACTGGACTTACTAATCCTAGAGAAGAGCTAGCTGCTACTACTGTGGCTGATTATACATTCATACTAAACAAAAATGTTGTAACCAGTGAAGCCACTACGACAAGTCCCACAAGATATAAAGAAGCTTTGGTGTATGTGAAGCAGGGTGACTACACCACAAACTATAAAATCCATATTACCAAAAGTGGAACTACTTATACACGATCTATAGAAACAATGGGTTCTACCCAGCCTGATGATGCTACAGCTCGTACTGCTGAACGCTCAATTCAAACAGATCGTATTGCTGAGAATCTAATGTTCTCTAATGCCGTAGACGCTACTTATTATGGTGGCACTACGCCTGCTATGACTGTTCCAGGAACTACCTTCACTCAGTATGGTAACGTAATACATGTTGTATCTACTGATGGTGTGGATTTTCAAATTGAAGTAGAAGATTCACGAGGCAATAATGATATATTTGCTTTTAAAGATACTGCTGCTGATTTTAAGAAACTACCCCCTTCGGGTCCTGATGGCTACGTCATTGGTGTAGTAGGTTCAAATGATAAAGGACAAGATGATTACTATGTACGCTTGGAAGCGAATACGACAGGCGGTCAAGTATGGAACGAAACTCTAAAACCAGGTGTAAAGACTAGCATCAGCGCCTCTACAATGCCTCATAAGCTTGTTAGTAATTCAAATGGTACATTTAACTTTGATGTAGTGGATTACAAAGATAGGGCAGTAGGGGACGATGAAACCAACCCTTTCCCTAGTTTTATTGGATTACCCTTATCTGATATATTCTTTCATAGAAACCGACTAGGTGTTCTAGCTGATGAAAATGTAATCTTATCTGAAGCAGGTAAGTTCACTGAATTTAATTTCTTTAAACGAACTACCTTAACTCTATTGGACACTGATCCTATTGATGCTGCTGTATCGAATAATAAGGTTTCTATACTCAAACATGCTGTACCCTTTAATGAAAGCTTACTGCTCTTCTCTGATCTTACTCAGTTTAGGATGTCGGCCCAAGACTTACTAACACCTGAGACTGTAGCGATTGACGTTACAACTCAGTTTGAGGCTTCTTTAAAAGCCAAGCCTGTAGGTGCAGGACGTTATGTCTTCTTCGCTACCAACCGAAATGAATGGGCAGGAGTGCGAGAGTATTATGTAGAAACTGATGCTGCTGTAGATGATGCTGCTGATATAACAGCTCATGTTCCAGAGTATATCGCAGGAACCATTACCAAGCTTGAAGCAAGTTCTAACGAAGATATTTTATTAGCTTTATCATCAGAAGACCCAAATGCAATCTATGTGTATTCATATTACTGGCAAGGTCAGCAGAAGCTGCAATCAAGCTGGTCACGATGGACGTTTGAAGGAACTGTACTTAACATGACCTTTAACAAATCGTACATAGACGTACTGTTAAAGTATACTAATACTAATGGTTCCACAGTTACTCTTGAACGTATCAACCTATCCACTGACGTAGCTACTTCTATTACTACAAAGCAACATGGAGTGCATTTAGATCGTAGACAGATATGGGGAGTCGGTGGTGTAACTACATTACTAACTGACCCTAACCCTGAAGGTGGTACTGATCTTCTTTATATTTCACAAGAAGGTGGTTTCCTAACTCAGACTGAAGCTCAGGATTTAGTAACTAACGGAGGCACAGTATTAGTAGGATGTCCATTTACATTTAAGTATCAGCTATCAGAGCAGATGCTTAAAAATGAAAACTCTGTGATTAAAGGTCGGTTACAGCTTCGCAACATGACCATAACATATAGTGACGCAGGTTACTTCGAAGCCAAGGTTAAACCTACTGCAAGAAATGAAGTAGTAAACGAGTTCACAGCTTTAACATTGGACGCTTCTACAACCATATTAGACCAAGTGTCTATACTTACAGGCGACTTCAGGTTCCCAGTATTATCTCAGGCGAAAGAAGTTGACATAACTATTGAATCAGACAGTTTCCTACCCTGCTCTTTCCAGAGCGTAGATTGGGAAGGTTACTTTGTAACGAGGGCTAGACAGGTATGATGCCATATTATCGTCCAGCCACTTTGGATGATATACATGAATTAGCCCCTAGAATGAGAAAGTCAGACGTAGAAGAGATAGATGCAAGCTCTGGTGTAGAGCCAGCTCAAGCCTTGTTTCTGTCTCTTCTCGCTGGTGCTGAAACAAATAGTATAATTGCCGAAGATGGCGAAGTTATAGGTATGTTTGGAGTTGTTCCATCCGCAGATCCCTTAATAGGTATTCCGTGGATGTTAGCCTCTGACAGACTACCAGAAGTTAAAAGAGAGTTCTTACCCCAATCATTAGAGTGGGTGAAAGAAATTAATAAGCGTTTCCCTGTGCTACTCAATTACGTTGATAAGCGAAACACTAAAGCAATCCGATGGCTACGCTATCTAGGCTTTAAGTTCCCACAATTAGTTGACGAGTTTGGTGTAGGAAACAAACCATTTTATGAATTTGTGAGGATAACTAATGTGTGATCCAGTTACGTTGAGTGCTATTGGCTCTGCTGGTTCTGCTGCTGCTGCAAGCTTAAGCACTGCTGGCGGCCTTACTGCATTAAAAATTGGTAGTGCAGTGGTAGGCCATATGTCTGAAGCTGACGCAGCTCGTAGAACTAATCAGCGAAATGCGGAAGCTAGAAAAGCAGCTACAGAAGCTAGGGATAACCAGATCCGAGCGCAAGCTCTAAAAGAATCCCAAGAGAAAGCTGTATTACAGCAAAAGAAAACAGATAAAAGTATTGAGGCAATGAGATTGTCTTCTCGTGCTGCCTTGTCTGCTGGTGAAGCAGGTGTAGGCGGTGCAGTAGTAAATGCGATTATGTCTCAGTATGAGCGTGATCGTCTAACAAATAACACCAATGTTGTATCCGATATGGAAGCTTTAACGTACCAAGGAACCTTGGATCGTAAGTCTATTGCTGCACAAGCGCAAAGCCGTATCAACCAATACCAGCCCGTCCAAGGGCCAAACCCATTAGCTCTAATGACCAAGATCGGCATTGAAAAAGCCGAAGGTGACCTTAGAGAAAAATATTAGAGGAATAGTATATGGCTACTAAGCGTGTACAAGTCGAAAGGTTGCGACCACAGACTACTCAAACAGTCTTTAATCGTCCTGTAGACACTTTTGTTCAGCCTGCTCCTGTTCAAGCAGGAGGGCTACAACAACTAGCAAAGTTTTTAAACGATATAACTCCACAAGTTGCAGGTATCGTAGAAGCTAAAGAGAAAACAGAAACTGAATTACAGCTACGCCAACTTGAAGATATGGATTATATGAATGGCGAAGGCGGCTTTCAAACATTAGATACTCTTAAAGAAAGTGGGGAGTTTAACCCCCGAAATAAGACTGTAGCTTATGCTTATAATAAAGGGCTAGGCGCAGCCATGGGTAAAGAACTATTTACCAAAGTCACTGGTGATTACTATAGAGGTTTGCAAGACAAATCCATCCAAGTAATGACCCCTGAAGAGTTCAGCACATGGACACAAGAACGTGTTGCTGAATATGTAGGTGAGTATGCAGATTACACTGGGGAAACTGGTGTAATGGCTGGCATTAAAGCACAGGCTGATCGTATAGGCTCTACCTTTGCACTACAGCAGGCACAGCTTTCCAATCAATACGCAGCGGAAATGATGAATGAATCATTCAATAACCAGTTAGATCAAGCTTTGTATGGAATTGATATAACTTATGGAAGCGATCTGACTCAAGCATTACAAGATTTTGCTGATCAAATGCACATGACTGATACAGTATTCTCTGGCACAGAAATCAATAAGAGAATTGTAGGTGCAATCTCAGAGCGATTACAGGGTACACAAAGCGTTACTGAAGCTGTTGCATTGGCTGAGGCCGCACGAGATCTTAAAGCTGGTACAGGAACACTTCAAGGTACAGGTCATTGGAGAGAAGCTGACTTAGACAAGCTTATCAATGACTCACTGATACGAGTAGATCAACTAGAACAGGCTGGCTACGCTAGAGATAATCGTGAGAAGACTAAGCAAACAGCTTGGCTTACTGACCAGATAATTACTTGGGTTCAGACAGGTAACGATGTGGAAGACTTCGTACCTAACACAGACAATCCTCAATTATACAACAAGCTGAACGCTGCTGAGATAGCACAACTAAGTAAAACTCTAGCTAACCAATTAGACTTCTCTAAGGCTGAACCAATGACAGCAGAGAGATATACTGAGTTCTACAATTTCTTTGCAAACAAAACTCCAGCAGAGGCTGATGTTATCGTTGCTAATATACTTAGCAGAGGTGACTCCAAAGCTTTTGGCAAGCTAACATTGGATGAAATGAAATTAGTACATTCCATTTCCAGAAATGCGGCTGGACGCAAGTACACTGTATTTGAAGATCCTATGTATAAAGAGTTAGAAAAATTTGTAGCAAGTAAATATGAAGTTTGGAATGTAGGTTACAATCAAGTTGTAATGGCTTCTTTAAACTTAGATCAGCAAGTAGTTTGGGAAGAAGCTGAGTTATTACTAGAAGAAACTTGGATTGCTGTTTCTAAATCTCCATTGCTTATTGCAAGCTACTTAGAGGGTGAAAATTTAGAACTGGCCCAGAAAGTATCTAAACAAGCAGGGATGCGCGGAGGGCAGCTAAACGTGGCTGCTATATTTGCTAATCCTTCCTTACAGAATGCAGTGATCAAGGGAGTATACGAGCAGGTTAAGAGTCAAGTGAACCCTGGAAGAATCTCTAAAGCCGCCCAAGACGGTGATGGAGTAGGTGGTGGTTCAACCATTACACTAGATGATGGAACGTCAATAAACGTAAACGTAACAGAAGGGGAAGACTAAGATGGCAAAGTATACTTATGACTTTGAAGGTGTCTCCTATAGTACAGATAGAAAACTATCTGCAATGGAACAAAAAGAGCTTATCCAAAGCTATAAAGATGCTGGTCTTTTAAACCCTGAAGTTCAAATGCAACAGGAAATGAAGTGGAACGATGTTTCACAAAACCAAAGTATCCTTAATGCTTACAAGACTTACTATGAAGAGCATAACAACGAGCAATGGGAAGGTAATAACGAAGAACTAACAGACTCTTATTTTGAACAGATGCGTTGGTTTGAAAACAACACAGGCTCAATGCTTAAATTAGTAGGCCGTTTAAAAGGCGCTGGCGATATGTCAGAGCGTGAACGTATGTCATTAGCTGTCATGTGGAAAGGTTGGGACAATATTGTACCATTCTATGAGGATGATAACAAAAAGTGGACTGCCTTTATAGACCATGTAGGTGCTAATGTTTTAGACGCTTCTAACTTAGCAGGCTTATTTAGTTTTGGTGCAGGAACAGCAGCCGCTGTTACGGCAAAGCAAATAGCAAAGGCTGGTCTAAGAGAGACACTATTTGCTGGCATGAAGAAAGGTGCTGCTTCTGGCGCTCTAAATGCTGGTGCGGTAGGTACTGCACTTGCGGCAGGTAACCAAGAGATTGATTACGAGCTTGAAGGTTTAGAACGTAACTGGGAAGACGTAGCTGTACAAGGTTTAGCTGCTACTGGTATGGGTACTACTGTAGGTGGTGTTTTAGGTACTGCTGGCGCTGGTGCAAGTTTTGCTAAAGCTACTAAAGCTCTTACTGAAGAGGCTGCTGAAGAGGCCGTTACGACTACTGCTAAGAATATAACCGATACAGCTAAAGCTGCCGAGCAGTGGAGGGATGTACTTGCCGATGAAACTATCACAGGTGAGTTACGTCAAGCTGCTCAAAAATCATTTATTGCTAATCTAGGTGATACTACTACAGATAAGCTTAATCGTTCCCATAGTGGCGTTGGTAATAGAATTTCTAACGAGCAAGCCTATGAGAATGGCATACAGCTTCTTACTGATTTAGGTATTACAAAACATGATAGCCTTACTCCACAGGTGTTGGTAGATAATCTTTATAAAAGATACACTAACGGAGAAGTTGCACTGAAGGACTCTACTGCATTTAAAGCCCTTACGTTTAAGTTAGAGCATGAAATGTATGATACTTTCTTGAAAAACTGGAATACAAAAGGAGCTGATCCTTGGGAATCTTTCAGTCAATTTGAGAAAGTTCTGATGCTTAGTCAGGATCTAGCCTCTGCTTCTGGTAGGGATTTACAACTTACTAGCCTGCGTCAGCGTATGGGTCCAACCAAGTACGGAATGGTAGTCAAAATGTTTGGGGATGCTGCTAAAGATGGTAACCCTAAGACGTTGGGTGACGTTAAGATGCTTCTTAAAGAAGCTGAAGACAATCCTGGATGGGGTGCAAAGACTGTTGATGCCTTAAACGAGTTCTGGATACACAATATTCTAGGCTCACCTATTACGCTTGGTATTAACACCATATCTTCTTCTGCACATCTGCTTGAAAGAAATATGATTGATATTGGAGCTGGCTTAAAGCGTGGCGATATTAAGGAATCAAGACGAGCTATGACAGCTCTAGGCCGTGAGCTTACTGCTATACCATCAGCTTTTATATATGCACTAAGAGCTGCTGATAGAAGTAGAGGTTACTTAGATCCACAGCGAGTGTATGCAGGTGAAGCTGATGAAATGGCCCCAGTAATAGGCAACCGTAACTACACACTATCCAACCTTGTTAAACCTAAACAGGTTCTTAATGAACTAAAGCGTGGTGATGAATCTTTTGTTACTGCTGCTGGTAATTTAGTTGGTAATGTAAACCGACTAGTAGGTGGTCGTGGTATGCTGGCTACGGATGAATTTGTTAAGCAAATGGCATTCCGAGGTGAGTTACGATCTAGGCTAACAATGGAAGCTCTTGAGCTTGTAGGTAAAGATGGTCGTTTTGGAACGGCTGCTGAAGCTCATGCTTGGTCAAGGCGAGAGTTTAACAAGCTAATAAAGTTGCACATTGATAGCATAGGCAAAGGTCAAAAACCTGAAGATCCTCGCTTGATAGCTGCCTTAAATTCTGCGCGTGAAGCTACTTTCCAGAATGACTTTAGGAGAGATCCATTAGGGTTCGTTGGTAAAGGTGTTGCTAAGTTCTCTGGTAAACATCCACTGTTTAAGCAGATACAACCATTCGTGCGGACTCCTACTAACCTAGCATCTTGGGGCTTAGAGCGTACTCCAGGTCTACAAATGCTTAGTAAGGACTTCATGGAAATGCTGCAAAGCCCTGATCCACAAGTCAGAGCTAGAGCAGAAATGACTATGAACTTAGGTGTCATGTACTGGACTGCGGCTTTAACCACAGCAATGGCTGGTGAATTACAAGGTCCAGGTGACCCTGACTACAATAGTAGAAAATTTGACGAGGCTTCTGGTGAGTTCCTCCCCTACTCTATTAAGTTGGAAGATGGTACTAGGGTTCAGATACGCAGAACTGATCCTATGGCTAAATTCTTTATGACTGTCGGAGCTATGCAAGATGCTTTGGCTTATAGTAATGAAGCTGGATTAGATTTGTTTGCTTCTGCTGCATTATCTACAGCTAAAGCCTTGATTGATGTACCTTCACTTACAGGTATAGCTGATGTGTTTGAGACTGCTGGTGATATATCAGATAGTAAAGATCCTGTAGAGGGGGTCCAAAAATATCTAGGTAATCGCTTCAAGACCTTACTGCCATACTATCGTATGCACAGGGACATATTACAACCATCTCAAGCTGATAGAGCCATGTTCACAAACATTGGATACAATCCAGAAGATATATGGAACACAGCATTATTTGCAGATGATCCTGCCGATCCTTATGACAAACAACGTGACCCTTTAGGTCGCCCTATGTTTATGAGAGAGAATGCAGGGTTTGCTTGGTCTGGTTTAGCTAAGGAGGATAAACCTTCTGATGCTGTCCTTATGGAAATGTCACGCCTAAATTCTGGTCGTTTCTCTCCTCAAGTCACTCGTAATGGTGTCAACTTACAGGAAATTAAAGTTAAGCCTGGAGGTAGACAGAGCGTGTATGACCTATGGAGACAGACAGCAGGTACTATGCGTATTAAGGGTATCCAAGGTTTTCCTAAGAATAAGAAGGGTGCGACTCTTGGAGAAGCATTGGCTCGTATTATCAAATCTCCTGAATACAAAGATATTTTAGGTGACGCTGGAAGGTTAGAAATGCTTGAAGGTATGATTGCTCAATACGAGACTATCTCATTTAGTCAGGTTATGCCTGAACTGTTAGGTAGAGAACATGAAGTATTCAAGAAGACTTCCTTCAAAGCGTTCCAAGGTATGTTAGATCAAAGTCAAGTGATGGATGAAAAGCTTACGGAAGATCAAGACTACTGGTTAAGAACATTACAGATTCAATAGGAAATAATTATGTCATACCAACCTTATGCAGTCGTAAAGATTGTAACAGATGGTAGCCCAAACATACCATTTAATTTTAGCTATCTCTCAGAATCTGAAATCGTAGTTGAGATTAATGGGGTAGAAACTAGTGATTGGACTTTATCATCTGCAAATATTATTACATTGAACACGGACCCCCCTTTGGGGGCTGTGGTCTCTGTGAGGCGGCAGTCAGATTTAATAGCCCCTAGTGTTGATTTTCAGTCAACTTCTATTCTTAAAGCTGCTGATTTAGATTTGTCTGCAAGGCAAGTGCTAAACGCAGTACAAGAAGCTTTTGATATATCACAAGAATCTTTGAGAGAAGGGCTTGATCAGAATTATGACGCACAGTCTAATCGTATAACTAATGTAGCAGATCCTGTAAATCCGCAGGATGTTGCAACAAAGGGTTACACTGAGCTAACTCGTACCACAGTGGAGAGTGCTACTACAGACGTTTTAGCAGCACAAGCTGATGTAACAATTAAAGCATCTGATGTAACACAAATTCGTAATGAGTTATACGGATTAACAACACAACTTGTATCCCTACCTTATGGAGCAACAGGCAGCGTTAGTTATAATGCTAATTCAGGTTTACTGACCTTCTCTTTATCTGAAGGTCCTCAAGGTCCTCAAGGTAATGCAGGTCCTTCTGGGGCTACAGGTCCACAAGGTCCCGAAGGGAGCCAAGGTCCTATTGGTCCTCAAGGTCCTATCGGCCCTACAGGTGCTACTGGTGATACAGGTCCCCAAGGTCTTCAAGGTGTCACAGGTCCCCAAGGTATTCAGGGTGAGACAGGTGATGTAGGTCCAACAGGTCTTCAAGGTATTGATGGTGACGAAGGTCCCCAAGGCCCATCAGGTGCTACAGGTCCTCAAGGTCCAGTAGGCTCTCAAGGTCCTATAGGTACTACAGGTTCTCAAGGTCCTATCGGTGCAACAGGTCCTACTGGTCCACAAGGTCCGCAAGGTATCCAAGGGGATTTAGGTAATAAAGGACCTGATGGTGACCAAGGTCCAGTAGGTCCAACAGGTTCCACAGGTAGTCAAGGTCCTATGGGTACAAGTCCACTTGGCTTGTCGTTTGGACGCTTTGTTTTAAACGCATCTACAGGTGTTCTTTCTGTAGAATATTATGGTGACGCTGATGATCAAGATTTTTCAATTAATTCAGATGGCGAATTGGAGGTAACTATCTAATGCCAACATTAAATTTAGGTAAGGTACGTTTTGCACTCCAAGGAACATGGAGTTCGACACAAGCCTATGAAGTATTTGACGCAGTGGAGTATCAAGGCTCCACATATGTAGCTATACAAGCATCTTCTGCTGGTACAGTACCAAGCACACAAGCTACTATCTGGCAACTGATTGCCGATAAAGGGGATACAGGTACTGCTGGGGCGACAGGAGCAACTGGGCCACAGGGTTCGACAGGAGCAACTGGAGCAACAGGTCCGCAGGGTCCTGCTGGGGCAACTGGCGCAACTGGTGCAGATGGTGACGAAGGCCCAACTGGTTCAACTGGTCCTCAAGGCCCACAGGGTCCTGCTGGTGCAACTGGTTCAACTGGTCCTCAAGGTAATCCTGGTGCAGATGGTGATGATGGAGCTACAGGTCCTACAGGTCCACAGGGTCCTATTGGTAATACAGGCGCTACTGGCGCAACAGGTGCGACTGGTCCTCAAGGTCCTACTGGTCCTCAAGGCGATGATGGCCCAACTGGTCCTACAGGTCCCCAAGGCTCTACCGGTGCAGCTGGTTCAACAGGTGCAGCTGGTCCACAAGGTCCAACAGGTAATACTGGCGCAACTGGTCCACAGGGCGCAACAGGTCCACAGGGATCAACTGGTCCCCAAGGTGCAGACGGAACGAATGGTACTCCATTACCTTCTCAATCTGGAAACTCTGGTAAGTATTTAACAACTAATGGTTCAAGTGCCCTTTGGTCTACAGTCTCTGCTGGTGGCGGTGGCTACAATATGGAGGTGTTCCATTATAGTGGGACTTACACAAAACCAGCAGGACTTAAAGGAGTTAAAGTTACTGTGACAGGAGCTGGAGGCTCTGCTGGTATTTTCCCTTACAGTTCTCAGAGAACAGGCGGTTCTGCTGGAGGTACTGCAATAAAGTACATTCCTGCATCTTCATTATCTTCAACCACGACTGTGACTGTTGGTACAGACCAATATGTTAGTTACAACAGTAATAACAACAGGTCAGGTGGAGGCCCATCCTCATTCGGAAGTCATTGTACTGGTAATGGCGGTAATCATGGTGGTAACTTAAACAGTAATGGTGGTGGTGCCACTGGTGGTGATATTAACCTAATGGGCGGTACTGCTGGTAATGCTGAATATGCTGTTACTGGAGGCTATTCTCCACTTCCAGCCACTGTTGGAGGTCGCTCTTATTGGGGCGGTAAGACCTATAATGGTGCTGGTGTTTCGCCAATGGCCCCTTCCTCGTATTCCAGAAACCACGCCCTTCATAGGTCTATAGGTAATGGTGGTGATGGTTTTAGTACGACTAATACCAGTACTGGCGGTATCTACTTTTATGGCGCACAAGGTATTGTAGTAGTAGAGGAGTTCTTCTAATGAATAAAGTTATTGTAGAAAATGGTTTTGTAACTTTTGTATATGAAGGGGAAGTCCCTGAAATGCACCCCGATGTTTTAGTTTTAGACGCACCACCAGAAGTTAAAGATGGTTGGGTATATGAAGATGGTAAATTCAGTGAGCCAGAAGCTCCTGTATTTTCTTACACTGATCAGCGTTATTGGAATTACCCTTCAATATCAGACCAGCTAGATATGATGTATTGGGATAAGGTCAACGGTACTAACCAATGGCAACAAGCTATTACAACAGTAAAGGCAACTTATCCCAAGGAAGTCGAGGAGTAACTTAAATGTCCACAATGTCCGACTATGACGCTGGGCGTTTAGTCGCCCTCGTTGAACAACTATCAATACAACTTAGGGAACACCAAAAAACTACCGACCAGCTTACAGCTCGTGTCAACGACCTAGAAAAGCAACTAGTCAAAGGCAAAGGCTTCTTAGCTGGAGCTATGCTTTTGAGTATGGGTTTAGGGGGCGTAGGTACGT